ATGCGTTGAGATGTGCGCCGGTTGCTTCCCAGCGATTAGGTGGACAGTCGGACGGGCCAGGATCAGCGCGACCGTGCAGGCCGTTCCATCCAACTGAAACGAACTGTAGGCGATCCTTGACATAGTCGCCCGACTGTCCATTGATGTAGCCGGCCTCCAGGATCAGGCGCGGCTTGTCTTTCAGATGTAGCGGGACCTTGTCGCCCCACCATGCAACGAAGTCAGCTTCCCCGCCGCCGAACGCGCTGTCGTCCAGGTCAACGTGAATCCCGTGCTTTGCCAGTCCCATGCCCAGAGCGGTCATCGCCCTGAGCTGATGTCCGTGGTGTCCGTAGTGGTGCAGGTAGGCTCTCACGCGAACTCAATGCGCCAGTGCCACTCATTCCCTCCGAACGTTTTGTAGAACATCTTGTCGTCCGGGCCGAGCCGGTCACGAATGAACTGCTCCCACTCATCGCGCTCGCGCTTGTTGATGTGTAGGTCCTCGCCACTCGGCAGGAAACTGTTTTTATTGTTGGTCGTGATGAACAGCTCGCGACGGCACACGCGGAACAGCTCATCGAGAACTCCGACCTCAGTGCCTATCGTCAGGTGCTCCAGGACGTCGTAGCAAGAAACATAGTCGAAGCTCTTGTCGTCGTATGCCAGGTTCTCCGCGTCAGCCTTCAGGACGCGCTCATTCGCGAGCAGCGGGACGAAGTCGCAGCCGTAGGCGTCGATGCCGCGACCCAGAGCGAAGTCGATTGTCTCTCCCCTGCCGCAACCGACGTCCAGGTATGTGGTCTCCGGGTTCATCGTCAGGATGTCTGCCCGCACGATCTCCTTGCGCAACATTCCCATGCGGTAGTTTGTCAGGGTCGAGTACGCCTTCTCGTATTTCCAGAGCTCGTCTAACGCCATATCGGCAGGGTCCAGTTCGAGAGCAGAGACATGGCAGCCGCCGCGGTTGCGTCGCCCTCCGGGTCTCCGGGTGCGCGCGCTTCGTTGAGCTCGGCGCACTTGAGCAGGATCGCGCTGCGCACGGTAAAGGGCACATCGGTCTGGTCCCAGCCAGCGGTCAGGCTGACCTGTGCGGCAGACATAAAGTCCCCCGTCGATGGCCACGACTCGTTCTCCTTCGGCCTCAGCCGCGGGTTGAACTCAGTCGCCAGGTCAACCTCAAACGGCGGCGGCGATCCGCCCCAGGTCTGGAGTACGCCGTTCAGATCGATGTACTTCACGCTGGTGATGGCCTGCACATTGCCGAGCGGGAGTTCCCACAACCGACTCGGGAACCGGTCCCGCGTGATCAGGTAGTCGCGCTTGCTGATGGCGCGGCGGGTCACTTCTCTGGCCCAGTCCGTGGCGGCCTCGAGGTAGCTGCGCAGCAACTCATCCTGGAAGTCCTCGGTCACACACAGGTGCGCCTTCAGTTCCTCCAGGGTGACCGGTAGCTGCTCGCGGTCGTTGGTGGTCGTGATGCGTTCGGTGGTCATATAACCTCGCTCAGTGGTCGCTTCTGGAACACTGTGATCGCTGAGTCTGCCGAGCAGTTGACGATCTCAACCTTCGGCCACTCATCTGCCGCCTGCTTGTACTTCTTGATCCAGTTCTCGAATGGCGGCCGAGTTGCGAACTGTGGTTCCCTGCCGGTGTGACAGTTGCGCCGCTTGCCGCCGCAATCGTAACCCAACAGCCATATCCGCGAAACGCCGAGCGATAGTGCGAGGCCCAGCGCCTGGAACCCAGAGTGATCCCCGCTGACTACCGATCCGGGTATGCGGGGCATCGGCTCGCCGCGGGCCAGCATCGTGAGTGGTTGTGTCTCCACACCATCGACCTTCTCGCCGCTGACGCGCAGGTCTGTGAACGCAGGCTGATAGAACCTCCACCACTTCTGATCGGCTGCATACAGGATGTCGGCCCAAGGTGCGGCCAGTGGTAGCCGCCTTGCGAGGCCGCAGTCGTTGATTGCGATAGTGCGCAGGGTCATTGCACCGTGCATGCGATAGTTCTTGACCAGATCGACGTCCGCCGCCGTCAGGCTCGGGCCGCTGGCCATTAACACGCAGGTCTGATTCTTCCAGTCAGGCCACGCGCTTTGTTTCGTGTTCTCCCTTTTCAGGGATGCGTCTCGCGACGCCGGCAGCGATAGCGCCATCTGCTGCTTCCTTTGTGATGTCTCGACCCACGACGTAATCGCCGGGCGGTAAAGGCCTGACGAGAGCGCCTATGCGCTCCCGCCAGGTGTACGACTTGAGTAGCCGGACGATCAATCCCTACCGCAGAGCGACCTTAATCGCGTCGTTGTTCAGGATGATGCCACCCTCCCGCCTGAAGAAGTACCAGCGGATAAAGCCAGGGTTCGTGATGTCGTCGCGAATGACGCGGACGTCGGTTCGCTGCACGAGCAAGTATCCCCTGCCCCAGTTGCCGAACGCGATCGGGGTCGTAGTCAACGGACTGTCGGGTCCCGTTGGCATATCTTCCCAGACAACGAAACGATGGCCGACGATAGTGCTCGGCTCACCCGCGATCAGACTCGGCTGCCACAAGTACTGGCCGTTCGAGTCCTTCGCGCGCCTGATCTGGCTCAGGATGGTGCTGTTCATCGTGAAGGCTGCGCCCTGTCTGTACGCAGAGTTCAGCGTATAGATCAGCGAAATGACGTGCTCCGTGATGTCGTCAGGTGACGGTGCCGCAACGAACTGCAGCGCCTCTGCGTCTCGCAGCGGGCTTGCGCCATCCGCGGTGGACAGTGGTGCTGTGTCGAGGAAGCCTGTCGGCTTGTTGCTGCCGTCGCCGCTTATGACAGCGATGCCTTCTTCCTTGGCGAACTCTTGCGCCACACTTCGGGACAGCCAGCTGTCAACAGACTGCAAGTCCAGGGCTGCCCACTGGGTAGCCTCGGGCCGTGCGTACAGCTCGCCCATCGTCGGTGCGCGTTGCCTGATGATCGGCGTGCCGGTGATGGTGCGCGAGTCGGTTTCCCCGACCCAGCCGGATCCCGTTCCCAGGATGTCAACAACTTGCTTGAAGTCGTTGGTGGTGATGTTGACGACCGGGATCAGCTGTCGCACTGGCGACATGAGCTGCTCCATCGTCTCGATCTCCGCACGGATGACCTCAGGGAGTAAGAACTCGCCCGACGCACCAGACGTCAGGTCGATACGCTTCTGCTCCGGGTAGCTGGCCATCACACGTTCTTGCACGGTGTGCAACTTCTCTGCTTCTCCGTGCCTGCCGCCAGATCGCAGCATGGTGTAGAACGCGTCGCGATGCTCATCGTGCAGCTTCTTTGTCGCGTTGAATCCGCCGCCGCCGGCCTGGTAGAGCGCTTCCAGTTCCTCGATGCGTTCGCGTTGTGCGTCCATCGTGGTGTCGAAGTCGTGCTTCGCTTTCTCGGCCTTCTCTACGGCCTTGTCGATCTTTTCGAGCTTCTCTTCGATGTCGGCCACGGTCTCATTCGTAGCCAGCTTATCGAGTCGCTCGTCGTTGGTTTCCTTGAACGCCTTGACCGCAGAGCCCAGCTCGTCGATCGAGTCGCGGAGTTCGCTGAATTTTGGTTCATTCATTGCATCAGTTCCTGTGTGAGTCCCCGTAGCGTAGAGCTCAGGTCCTCAATGTTGGGTGTTCCGCCGTCGTTGTGGATGTCCCACTCACCATCGTCGGTCTCTTTGCGAATTACAGCAGCGACGTGCCTTGCGCTCCGTCGATTTAGCCCGAACTCATACCGCAGGGCCTGCTCCAGTTCCTTCCGCGTGCCGTGCTTTACGCCCGTAACATGCGCTTCAGGGTTCATCGGAAAAGTCGCCAGACTGACCTCAACCAGGTCAACCCGTTTTAGGATGCGAACCTCATCCTCAAACTCAAAATCTTTCGGTATGTAGCCGATGCTCAGGCCCTTTACCGCGCCCTGCTTGGTCAGCGACCGCGCTTCGCGGCCTTGCTGCACGTCCAGGTTGATGTCGCCGGCGACGACCAGTCCCTTCGCCGTCTCCTTGAGCATATCCCACAGGCCGATCGGCTGGTTGCTGAAGTGCTGCCACAGCATTGGCACGCCGCCCTTGATGTCTCTCAGTGTCTGCCTGAAGGCGCCGCGCTCTATCTTGTCGAATCCCAGGTCGACGTTGCCGAACACCGCACCCAGTCCCTCGATGTGGCCGTCGTCGTCGGCCTGCTTGATGTCGAAACCACAGTCGAGCCAGAGTCGTCTCATGCTGTACTCCGTTTCCTGGTCTGCTCCGTGCGTCGTAGGTTGAGCAGGTGCTTTTCCATCGCGTCGATCTCTTCGACGACGAGTGCTTGCCGCTTCCTCAGATCGTGCAGTGCGTGCTCCGTTCGCTCGATCTGCGTGCTCACGTTAGCGCCTCCAGCACGAGGTCAACGCCGCGCGGGAACTGGCTGTCCATGATCTGTAGTTCGCCGCAGGGCGCGGTCAGTATGCGCTGCTTGAAGCGGAAGCGCGTCGAGTCCTCGGTGCCCTTGACGTAATTGAGGTCGTGATCATTCAGGAACTCCAGCGCGGACATTCGATCCCAGCCAGAGCTCTCGTTGATCCGCGCCGGGCTGTCAGTCTTGCTGAACCTCACTGTCAGCAGGCGCTCCTTCAGACTGCGAAGCATCGCCGTCCGCATCTCCGTCGCCTGATCCTGCATCGTCGTTATCGTCATCTAGGTTGCTCCCCATCTGCGGGTTCTGGTACGCGTCTCCTTCCGGATCGGTGCGCGGGTTCATTCCCTCGCGCGCTCTGATCTCGTTTGGATTCAGTGCGCCAACGCCGTAGAGCTTGACGTATCCCTCTGCGCGCGTCTTGAAGTCAGCTCGTATGGCAGCGTCCAGGTCGAAGCGTATCACTACGCCCTTGCGCCTGTCACTTTCCGTCAACAGGTCGCGCTCCATCGCTTGCTCGAACAGACGGGCGTACGGCAGCATCACATCCTGCGCGAACTCCACAGTCTGGTGCTCGATGTTGCTGAACGTGGCTCGCTCGAGGTCGGCCAGCTTGTGCGGTGGAACTCCCCAGACCGATGCGATCTCTGTCCGCTGGAACTTGCGTGCTTCGAGTAGTTGCGCATCCATTGGCTTGAAGGTCAGCATCTCTGCTTCCATACCCTTTGGCAGCATGGCGACGCCGCCGCGATCCGATCCGGCGCCGTACGTCTTCTTGAACGACTCGATCCACATCTCGTATTGCTCTTTACTGTTGAACTCGCCGCCGGTGAGCAGGAACGCCGGGATCGCACCATTGCCGTAGAGCTCAGCCAGCAGTTGCTCTGCCGCGAGACACAGGCCGATGGCCTCGGCTGCCAGGGTGACCGGTGAGGTTGACCACGTGCCTTCCGCGTTGATGCCGCCGGTGATGTGCAATACCTGATCCGCGCGGAACTGCCGCTCGCTATTGCTCCCCTGTATCACGTATATCGGGTTCTGCGGGTCGTCCTCTTTGATCGTGACCTGATCCGGATGGACTGGTCGCAGGAACTGGATTGGGCCGGTGTTGCCTTGACCCTTGATGCTGACGTGGTTTCCCCAGAGCGCAACGTGCGTCATCACCTGCCGGAAGTACATGGTCTGGGTGTGTTGCTTGTTCGGCATCCGCAACAGCTTCATGACGTTGTGCTTCGGCTTG